GGAACGGCTTGGAGCCCATAACCGTGATAACACGGCCGTCGTCGTCAGTGGCATACCAAAACAGCTTGGAACAGAACTCCCACTTCGCACGAGAGTCGGACACTGACCCCTCAGGGTTCAGTCCTAGGCTCGTTTGGAAATCCTTAATCCCAGAGACCACTCCAGCATCAACTTTGCGCAACATCAGAAACGCATCGTCGCCACATACCAGCAGCAAGTATGGCACCATCAAGCGCCCAGTGAAGGAAGCTACTAGGCACACCGTATCAGTCAGATTAGTGTCCATTCGCCCCGATGTCATCTGGAAATCCTCGACCTGAACTACCCATCCGTCGACGCCGTCGGGAGACAAACCTTTCCTCATGCTCGCTTTAAACTTCAACCGTTTATAGAAAGTCATGAAGACGTTCGCCTCCTTCTCATCTTCGAAGAAATAGTCTCTGGTCGGCATATACTTGACCCCATTGGGCGTAACACCGCGGGTGCGGGTACGCATGAGCCAAGAAATTTGCCACGCAGGAACGCCCAAACTCTTGTACCACTCAAAAGCCGCCATCTGCAGTTCAAGACAAAGTGTAGCGTCGTAACAAGCCATGTCAACACTCCAAGCAACAACATCCCCATGTTTCGCAATAAAGGTGTCGACTGCATGCCCGATCTGTCTGTTGGTGTAACCCGAACAGTACATCACAGGGCTCGTCAGCCCGTTCCACGCCTTCCTAATCTTGTCGTACAGCTGCACGACAACAGGGCCCGTCATGGCCTTGTCAACATCCTCTGGGGGCTGAATCAGTCGAACTTTGGTTGGCTTCGAGTGGTCTGTTCCCACCGTTGCGGCCGCTTTCTCCACTTTCATGAAGCCCTTGGTCCCAACAGGTGGTCCTTCAACCCCTTGATTAACCTTCCATTGTTCTTCCATGACGTCCAAATACGCTTGTGGGTAGGACTTACGAAGCCCGTTCAACCATTGCTGGAAGAAGACATACCCAGTATCGACGCCACCTTTCACCCCTTTGAAGACTTGTCCAGCAAAGTTGGATCGGTATTCCAACAATGCCTCACCGTCAGGATTGCGGCGGGGCGCAAGAATCCTGTTTGTGACAGCGCACCTCTCTGCCGCTTGAGTCGTAGCGAGCACAGTAGGCATTGCGCCATCAAGCACCACTCCCGAGATCAGGGACCGCTTGGGTTCGAACTCGCGCTCACGAGTAGGACCCAAAGTCATTTCACCCTGTATCTTTGGTGCGTCGGGTTTGATATGCCTGCTACCGGGGATAGGTAGATTCCTGGTGAGCGTGAATCCAGTGCCGAGCAAAGGCGACCTTGGGGAGTCGTCGTCGGACAAATTGGAGACCCAGCCGGCTTCGGTATAATCCCGCCAAGACTGGTGCACCCTAATAGTGCATCTCACACAGTAACAGGTGCCAAGGAGCAGCAGAGGCACGGTTAAGCCCACAATGACTTGGACGTAGGGGTCGTCGTCAAGTGATTCGAATGTCACATAGGAGACGAAAACAATCGAGACTCCGAGTGCCATCCATGGCCACCACCGCACTGTAACTTTTCCAAAGGCAAGGAGGGTCCTGTGAACCCCGAACACCCAACTGAACCGCTCGGTGATTGTAAAGAGGAGATTGGTCTCGTACCTCACGTTGATACAGAAACCCATGGCCACTGTCGCCGCAATAGTCCTGGCCAGGAGGGCCGGAGGAATGCGGGCGCGTGCCCACCTATTCTTCAGGTTGTGCGTCACTTCCTGATACAGAACGGGATCTCGAACTCTATTCACCACTGCAGCAGCCACAAGACAAACACCGTTAACCGGGATGGTCACAGTTTCGCTTTCTCCTTTGAAGAGAAAATCGGTATAGAGGAAGGGACCGATCTTGTGGACTCGTTGGACGTCGAAGGTGACTTGGGTAAACCTGGCATTGTCGGGCACGGCGTTACGGACGCCACTGCTAAACTGTACGGGGCCCGACTTATGAGGGTCGGACTCCACCTGGTCCCATGTCAACGCCCCGTCCGCCGGCACGTCGCGCTTCACTGGATGGATACGCACCAAACGCGTAACACCATCTAGCTGCTTCAACGTCTCGGCTTCGAAGGCCTCACCCCCCATCCCCATCCAGCCGCTCTGCCAGGGAGGCAAAGGGTGGACGTATGGGCCGGCATTTCCGTCAACACGCATCGTCACCGTGTCGACATGAACGGTCCAGCTAGCCTCTTCGTAGAACCCGCCGAAGACATCGCCGAACTCATGTTCGACGGCCAAGGCATCCACGCAAGCTTCATCACTGAGCTCCGTCCATAGCGAGATCGGATCGATGTAGTACGCACTGTGGGTGAAAAGATAGGCGTATTTGGCCTCTTTCCAGCAAGTGCATTCCTCGAACCGATGATGGCAGATGTTATCAGAGTGCACTTCAGGTGGGATACGACCGACACGAGAATTGTCCCCCGTATGGATAGAGGGCATCATGTATCGGCCTCGCACCCCCAGGTGCTCAAAGGTACGGTGAGGGGCACCGCCAACATCTACGACGACACAGTCTTTATTGGACAACAAAACCCCGCAGGCTTCTCTCTCTACCACATACCGCTGAGCTGCAAGGAGCCCATGCGGATTGTAGTGCCCGAGAGGCCCGTCAGGCTTCGTCCCAATTCTCGCCTCCCAAAGTGACGCTTTGGCTGGAGACAGTGTCGTGCCGACCCACTCGGTCAGCACCCTTGTGGAGTCCGAAGACCCCGTGACCTGGGACTGCGATTCCAGGTCAATGTCGCTCATTTTGAAACCGATCCTCTAATGCGAACAAAAGATTCCGAGCGCGTCCGGTACCTAATCACTCCAACAGCGAACTGAAGAGTGCCAAAACAGGG